GTAACCAGCAGGCGCCTGTCGGCACCACGATTGCGTTACTTGAGCGTGGCACTAAGGTGATGAGCGCGATACACAAGCGCATGCACTACAGCCAAAAGGTTGAGTTCAATATTCTTGCACGGGTGATCAAAGAGTCACCGATCAAAGCGTATCCGTATCAGATTGCTAGTGGTCAGCAGCAGTTGTTGGCGCAGGACTTTGATGATCGTATCGACATCATTCCTGTATCTGACCCGAATATCTTCTCCATGAGCCAGCGTGTGATGCTTGCTCAAGAGATGATGCAGATGGTTCAGTCGAACCCTCAGATCCATGGGCCTCAAGGCATGTATGAGGCGTATCGTCGTATGTATGAGGCGATGGGTATACAACAGATTGAGCAGGTGTTACCACCACCTCCACAACCACAGCCTGTGCCGCCTAGTATAGAGAATTCAAACTTCTTGCAGATGCAGCCTGCACAAGCATTTCAAGAGCAGAATCACGAAGCGCACATGGATGCACATATTGCTTTGTTTAAGACGCCGCTTGTGTCTTCCGCTCCTCCAGGTCAACAGCAAGTCATGGCTATGATTCAGGCGCACATCTATCAGCACATTGATTTCAAGGCACGCGAGATGGCTCAGCAAGACCCTGAGATCAAGCAGATGGAACAACAGATGCAGCAGACTCAACAGCAGATGCAGCAAGAAGCTCAGATTGATCCGATGGCTGCGCAACAGGCTCAGATGCAGATGCAGCAGATGCAACAACAGATGCAGTTGATCATGGAGGACAAGGTCGCTGAGATCACTATGCAGCTAACAGAGCAGTTGATTCCAGAGCTTGCACCGACACAGCAAGATGATCCTTTGGTTAATTTGCGTGACCGTGAGCTTGATATCAAAGAAGCAGATCTGCAGCGTAAAGCAAGCGAAGCTGATCGACGCATTGATCTGGAAAGTGAGCGTATTGATAACGCTGCAGATATGGCTGATGAGCGCATGGACTTGCAGAAAGAGATTGCTGACATGAAGGACGATGTGGCTCGTGAGCGAATAGGCTTGCAACGTTCTGCACAGATGGCTAAAACTGCAGAGAACATTGCCAAAGATTTTTTCAGGCAGTAAATCAAAAGAGGGATTTACAATGAGTTCAGTAAGACAGAAGATGGCCGCAGTTCAAAAGGCCGTCAACAAAGCAGAGGAAAAGCTCCGTCTTGGCGAAGAGTCAACTCCTGCACCTGTTGAAGATAAGGTTGAAGAAGTTGCGCAGCCAGCACCAGAGAAGAAGGCAGCACCTAAAAAGAAGGTTACTCCAAAGGCCAAAGCTAAAGCCAAATCAACACCAAAAGGTAAGAAGTCATGATCAAGCGTCAAACAAGTTTTCCCCAGCCAAAGGTCACTGATAGCAAGGTGTCTATCAAAGATCAGGGTACGGTGAACTATGCAAAGAGCGAGTCTGTAGCTACGCCCACTTCTTCTGCTCCTTACGGCGCAGGTGAGATGCGTGGTGGTGGTGCAGCGATTCGCGGTAAGAAGTTCAGCGGAATCTTTTAACCTCCATATTTGCACCTAGGATGCAGAACAATTATTCACAAAGTCCTTTCGGTAGGTACTAATTATGCGCGGCGGAAGACGAAGCAGATCTAGAAAGACAGCAGCCAAAGAAGAGCCTATTGTTCGTGTTGCGCCTACAAGAAGAAGCCGCGCCAAAGTGCGTCGGCCTTCTCGACCTGTTACGCCAAGAAGAAGGGCGGTTGCTCCTAGAGTAGAAACACCCAAGCCTGTTGCAAGAAGAAAGCCTGCACCACCTAAGCCAGTAGTTCGCAGAAAGCCTACTCCACCGAAGCCTGTTGCAAGAAGAAAGCCTAAGCCTGCAGCTAGTAAAAGACCAACTGCGCCTAAGATTCCTGAGAGCGTTCAAAAAAGAATTGAAGAGATGATAGCTTCAGGCCGAATGAAAGCGCCTGCGCTTAAAAAGCCTGCCCCTAAGAAGACTGTCGCTAAGAAAAAACCGGTGCCCCCCAAAGTCACACGGCCTAAGCCAGTTGCTCGTCGTAAGCCTGCAGTTCAACCTGTGCGTAAGCCAAAGCCTCCTGAATTAACGCCAGAGGTTCAAAAGAGAATTCAAGAAGCTCTTGCTGATCTAAACATTGGAGGATCAAGGCCAACGACAAGAAGAGCAGCACCTAAGCCACCACCTAAGCGCAAGACTACGCCTCGCAAGACTGTCGCAAAGAAAGCCGCGCCTAAGTCTGCCATATCCAGAGGACGCAGAACTGGTGACAAGATTATTTCTGGTCTAGCATCGTCAAGGCGTGGCAAAACAGTAAAAGGTAATCCATTTCTTATGGGCAAGAGCAAAGCCGCGCCCAAGAAGACTGTCGCCAAGAAGAAACTCGTTGAGCCGAAGCTTCCTGAGGGGGTGAGGTCTGGAGGCAAGACTTATACGAACCCTGTTAGCGGCGACAAGATGTACCAGCCGCCGATGCCAAAAGTTGGCCGAGGCCAAGTTCAAGCAATGGTTATGCCTACGCCGATTAATTTGACCACGGGCAAGCCAGAAAGGCTGATGATTTCTGAACCAACAAAGCCTAAAGCACCTGATACGCAACAGCTTTCATCAGACCCAAAGATTGCAAAACTACAAAAGTACTTCTTGGATAGAGGTCTAGGTATTCCACCAAGAGCAGAGTCTTCTTTTGAAGAGAAAGAAGATTACAAAGAATACTTAATCGACATGAAGAAGGACGTGAGAAGCAACTTTGGTGACCCAACTAACCCAGCGTTGGGATACAAACCAGAAGAAGCTGCTTACTTGGCAGAAAATCAACCAAAGTATCAAGAGTTCAATGAGCGACTTAAAGAGTCGCAGAGAATGGCCAGAGAACCAAACAAGTATGCTGATAGATTCTTTAGGCCAACGTCTACTGTTGGCACTCCAGACTCATTGATTCCTAGCAACATCGTTGGCCAGTCTTTTGATCCAAGCTTTGCGGCAAGCTTTACGCCTCCACCGCAGCCCCCTGGCAGTGTTTTTGGTGGGTATGGCCAGCAAGCACCGATGGCAGCGTTGGCTCCATATGCAGGTATGGCGCAGTCTCAGCCTATGCCTACGGACTTTTTCCCAAGTTATGTACCAAAGCCTTCGCCGATTATTGAAACGGTTCAAAGGCCTGAGCCTAACCGGCCAACACCTAGGCCTGATGCAAGACCTGTGATGGGTGGAGGAAGCGGTCGCATGATGGGTGGCGCGGGTATTGATAGAGGTTTTGGCAGAGATCAAATTAATTATGGGGAATTTATTCCATAGCGTTAAATGGATTCAATATCTCTCGCGGCCTACATTTATAAGAAGATAGATCAGTATGAGGAGTCTCATATTGATTACATAACTTCTGGCAATATCAAGGATATGGAGGACTACAAATTTGCGATGGGTGAGTTATCGATGCTTCGCACCCTTCGTGAGGAACTAAAAGAAGCGTTGCATATTGAAGGAGATCCCCTCGATGAGTGATCTATCACTAGATTCCATCGCAGCAAAACCGTCCGTTACGGATGCATATGTGAGTGAACGGGTCTTAGACCCGTCTGTGCTTGATTCAAGTTTGATTGAAAGAATGCCTGAACCCTCTGGCTGGAGACTTCTTGTGCTCCCGTACAAAGGCAAAGGTATGACAGACGGCGGCATACAGCTGCTTGAATCTACGGTGAGCAAAGAAAATCTTGCTACATCGATTTGTTATGTTCTGAAAGTTGGGCCACTGGCTTATCGTGATCTAGATAAGTTTGGTAACGAACCTTGGTGCCAAGAGGGTGACTGGGTTCTTATTGGTCGTTATGCGGGCGCTCGATTCTCTTTGGAGGATGACCATGAGGTTCGCATCATCAACGACGATGAAGTAATTGGAACAATTCTTGATCCAGACGATATCAAATCAGCATAGGTGAAAAACAATGGCCGAAGAAACATTGAGTGAAGCTTTATCAAAGCTTGACGATGACAACATAAACAGCGCAGCACTGCCTGAAGGTAAACGCGTAGAAGAAGAAGTTCAGGACGATGCTACTTATATAGAGTTTTCTGAAGAAGAGATGGAAGACATCTCGCCTGTCACGGAAGACTCTGTGCAAGAAGACTTTGAAGCTCCTGAAATTCAGGACGAAGAAGAGCTATCTGAAGCAGAAGTAAGAGCTCGCACTGCTCAGAATCGCATCAACCAAGCGGTTAAGCAGGCGAAAGACTACCAGCGCAGAGAGTTGCAGGCGCTTCAGTATGCGAAAGAACTGCAAGAACAAAACGAACAACTTGCTTCTCAGCTTCAAAAAACGCAAACGTCTACTGCAGAGCAAAATCTCAAGATGCAGGAAACGTACAGCGGTGAGTTTGCCACTCGTGTAGAGACTCAAGCTGAAGCAGCCAAGAGAAACTTAAAGACTGCATATGAGTCTGGTGACCCAGAGGCTATGGCAGAAGCTCAGCAGCTGCTTGCAAAAGCTGAAGCTGATCGCAATGCACTGGCCCAGTATCAACGTGACCTTGAGCAGTACAAAGTTGACTACGCTGCTTGGCTTGAACAACAAGAAGCTGATGCTGAGTATCAAGAAGAACAGATGGCTCAGCAACAACCCGCATATCAAGAACCTATATACCAAGAACCATCACCAAAAGCACAGGAGTGGGCTTCTGCTAATGAATGGTTCGGCACAGACACCGTTATGACAAATGTTGCTTTTGCCATACATAACGACCTCATACAGAGCGGTGTTGACTTAGAGTCTGATGAATACTACGCTCAAATTGATTCCCGTATGCGGCAAGAATTGCCACATAAATTTAACGGGCAAACTAACGCGAGAGACAACAACAACGTCCAAACCGTTGTCTCTGGATCGCGCACGACTGGAAGTGGACGCAATCAAAACTCTCGTAGAGTTGAACTGAATCCAAGTGAACAAGCATTAGCAAGGAAGCTTGGAGTACCGTTCAAAGAATACGCAAAACAGAAGATGAGGTTACAAAATTCATGAGCGAAGAAACAACAGTACCAGGTTCTGATAGAACCCCACGACGTGCTTCTTCACGGTCTTCAAAGGCCGCAAGAAAACCATGGACTCCACCTCAAGTATTGGAAACTCCAGAGGCTCCTGAAGGGATGCGGTATCGTTGGGTGCGAACCCACATACGGGGTGAAGCAGATAAGACCAACGTACACATGAGATTTCGTGAGGGGTATGAACCTGTACACCCAAGTGAAGTTTCAGGCTATGACTTGCCGGTTATCGATGATGGTAACCATGCAGGAACAGTCGGTGTCGGCGGTTTGATGCTTACCAAAATTCCAGAAGAGACTGTGGAAGAGCGAAATGCTTACTTCGCAAAACAGACCGATCAACAGATGAACGCTGTAGATAACGATCTGATGCGTGAAGAACACCCTGCGATGCCAATCTCGAAAGAAAGAAAGACGCAGGTATCTTTTGGGCGGGGCAACAAATCAACGTAGCCTCATTTTGATTGTGTTTAACTAGGAGATTCAAAAATGGCTAATCAAGATGCCGCTTTTGGAATGCGTCCAGTTCGGATGATAGGGGGCGGCCCCTACACGGGCGGACAAAGCCGATATCGAATCGCCGCTAACTACGGAACCGCTATCTTCCAAGGAGATATGGTTATGCAAGTTACTGGTGGTACGGTAGAGGTTCACGCTGACGGAGGCACTGTGCCTATCGTTGGTGTGTTCAACGGTTGCTCTTTTACTGACCCAACAACGGGTGAGCAGAAGTTCAGCAACTTCTACCCTGCAAGCACTAATGCTTCGGACATTATCGCTTTCATTATCGATGATCCGAATGTTGTGTATGAAATCCAGGCTGACGACACGTTCCCAGTTGCTGATTTGTTCGGTAACTTCGATATCGTGTACACCAGTTCTGGCAGCACCGTTACAGGTATCTCTGGCGCTGAGCTAGATGTAACTACGGGTGCAACCACAGCTGGCTTGCCAATTAAGGCGATTGATATTTCTGCTGATCCAGAAAACTCAGATGTCGCCACGGCGAATACCAACGTACTTGTTGTTATTCAGAACTCAATCTACGGCCAAAAAGGCGCCGGTTTAGCATAGGAGGCTAACTAATGGCTATTTCAAGAGCACAATTAGCCAAAGAGCTAGAGCCTGGCCTCAACGCTTTATTTGGCATGGAATACGCTCGTTATGAAAACGAGCACGCTGAGATCTTTGAAACTGAAGCTTCAGACCGGGCGTTTGAAGAAGAGGTGCTGATCGTAGGCTTTGGTAATGCAAAAGATAAATCTGAAGGGCAAGGCGTTGCATACGACCAAGCTTCTGAAGGTTTTACTGCGCGTTACACGCACGAGACGGTTGCTTTGGCGTTCGCGCTAACCGAGGAAAGTGTCGAAGATAATTTGTATGACCGCCTTGGTGCGCGCTATACGAAGGCTCTTGCACGAAGCATGGCTCACACCAAGCAGGTGAAAGCTGCAAACGTATTGAACAATGCGTTCTCTAGCTCTTTCACTGGCGGTGATGGCAAGTCACTTGTGGCTACCGATCACCCACTGGCTGGTGGTGGCACCTTCTCAAATCGTCCATCTGCATTTGCAGACTTGAACGAAACGTCGTTGGAGAATGCGCTGATTAGCATCTCTACTTTTGTGGATGATCGAAACATGATCTTGGCTCTGCAAGGAACCAAGCTGATTGTTCCGCCTCAACTACAATTCGTAGCTGATCGTCTGCTGGAAACACCAGGGCGCGTCGAGACTGCGGACAACGACATCAACGCAATTAGGAATATGGGTCTGCTGCCTCAAGGCTATGCAGTCAACCACTTCCTGACTGACACCGATGCGTTCTTCGTATTGACTGACGTTCCAGATGGCTT